CGCTAACAGGCGAATACAAAATATCAACTAATTGGAGTGGAACACATTGAAGAATAATAAATTTGATATTGACCTAAAGTATGGTCAAGAAAGAGAACAGAGACTAGCTTCTATACTAGACAAAGATAAGAATAAGATAGAAGTTAAAACAGAAAGAGACTGGTGGTTTAAGACAGGTAACATTGCAATAGAAATAGAATGCAATGGCAAACCTTCAGGTATCATGGCAACCAAAGCTGACTATTGGGTACACATATTAGCAGAGGGTGACAAAGATTATTGCAGATTAATATTTGATACTAGAACAATAAAAAGATTAGCAAAAAAATACATAGGTACACTTAAAAATGGTGGTGATGGTTGGCGTAGTAGGTTTGTCTTAATACCTTTAGCCGAAATATTTTTACCAAAAAATTTAAGCAAATCTATGCAGGAAAGGATAGTTAAATAATGTATAAAAAGAAAAGAGTATTAGTAATAGATGGTGACATACTTGCTTATCAAATAGCAACTAACAATGAACAACCTATCAACTGGGGTGATGGCTTATGGACATTACACGCAGATGAAAACAGTTGCATACAGCAATTAGATGCAGTGATAGATGATTTAGGTTCTGGGTTGTCAGGTGATGATTATGTTGTAGCACTTACAGATAAGAATAATTTTAGAAAAGATGTTCTTCCTACATACAAAAGTAATCGTAAAGAAAAACGTAAGCCAATAGTTTTAGGTGCAATGCGTGAACACATTATGAAAAAACATAATGGTGTCATGTGGGCTAACCTAGAAGCAGATGATGTCATGGGTATTATGGCAACTGAACCTACTGTTGATGAAGAAAGAATATTAATAAGTATTGATAAAGATATGAGAACTATCCCATGCAATCTTTCACAAGATGGTATGACAGTAGAACAAATACCAGAGAAGATAGCTAATTATAACTTTATGATACAGACAATCATGGGTGACAAGACAGATGGTTATGATGGTATTGAAGGTGTAGGCATTAAGACAGCAGAGAAGTTACTTCTTAAATATACTAACTGCACACTGCCTGACATTTGGAAGATAGTTAAAGGTATCTACAAAGAAAAAGGTTACACACAAAAAGAAGCTCTACAACAAGCTAGGGTCGCACACATTTTAAGACATGGAGAATACAATAAGAAAACAGGGAAGGTAAAACTATGGACGATATAAAAAAACCAATGCACTACAATCAAGGTGGTGTTGAACCCATAGATTACATTACTAAAAACAAACTCTCATACTGTGAGGGCAATGTGGTTAAGTACATTTCTCGTTGGAGATTTAAAGGTGGCATACAAGATTTAAAAAAAGCTAAACAATACATAGATTTTATTATTGATAAAGAAGCACAACCCACAGTAACAGAAAAAAAAGATGATTGATTACGATAGAGACGAGTTACTTACTGACTTTGGTAAGACAACTTTAAAAGATAGGTATTTATTACCAGAAGAAACATCACCGCAAGATGGATTTATGAGGGCGGCAAAAGCATTTTCAGATAATGATGAGATGGCAGAAAGAATTTACAACTACGCTAGTAAACTTTGGTTTATGTACTCAACACCTATTTTATCTAATGGTGGTACTAACAGAGGTATGCCTATCTCTTGTTTTTTAAATTATGTTGGTGATAGTAGAGAAGGATTAACAGGACATTACACAGAGAATGCTTGGTTAGCATCTATTGGTGGTGGCATTGGTGGTTACTGGGGACATGTAAGAAGTGATGGTGTCAGTACATCAGGTGGTTCACAATCGTCTGGTTCAATACCTTTTCTTCACGTTGTAGACAGTGAGATACTTGCATTCTCACAAGGTAAAACAAGGCGTGGTAGTTATGCGGCATACATGGATATGTCACACCCAGAAATAATAGAATTTTTAGAAATGCGTAAGCCTAGTGGTGGAGACATACATAGAAAATGTCTTAACCTACACCATGCAATAAATATTTCTGATGAGTTTATGCAGTTAATAGAAAAATGTATTGCTGAACCTACCTATGATGACAGTTGGAATTTAATTGACCCTCATACAAAGAAAGTAATACGAACTGTATCAGCTAGAGATTTGTGGCAAAAATTATTAGAGACAAGAGTTGCTACTGGTGAGCCTTATGTTTCATTTATAGATACTATCAATGACGCATTACCTGAAACACAAAAGAGATTAGGATTAAGAGTACATCATTCTAATTTATGTACAGAGATTACATTACCTACTAATGAAAATAGAACAGCAGTGTGTTGTTTGTCTTCAGTTAATTTAGAAAAGTATGAAGAGTGGAAAAATGACCCATTGTTTGTACCAGACTTAGTTAGATTTTTAGATAATGCTTTGTCTTATTTTATAGAGAATGCACCAGAGAGTGTGTTTAGAGCAAAGTTTAGTGCGGCTAGTGAAAGAAGTATTGGTTTAGGTGCAATGGGTTTTCACGCTTACTTACAATCTAAAGGTATACCTTTTGAAAGTGCGTTAGCTAAAGCTCTTAACTTAAAAATATTTAAAAAGATTAAACAAGAAGCAGTAGATGAAAGTCAAAGACTAGCAATTAAGAGAGGTGAAGCACCTGATATGGAAGGTACAGGTATGCGTAATGCACACTTGTTAGCCATAGCTCCTAACGCATCATCATCTATTATTTGTGGTACTACATCTCCCTCAATAGAACCATACAGAGCTAACGCTTATGTACAGAAAACAATGTCAGGTTCTTTTTTAGTTAAAAATAAATATTTAGAAAAGTTACTAGATAAAAAAGGTATGAACACAGACGCAGTGTGGCAATCTATAGTAGCACAAAGAGGTTCAGTATTACATTTAGATGAACTATCTGACTATGAAAAAGATACATTTAAAACAGCTATCGAAATTAATCAGCAATGGATAATAGAACATGCGGCAGACAGACAACAGTATATCTGTCAAGGTCAATCAGTAAATGTATTTGTACCTGCTGATGTAAACATTAAAGAGTTGCATGACATGCACATGTTAGCTTGGAAAAGAAAAATAAAAACTTTGTACTATTGTAGAAGTGAAGCAATTAAACGTGCAGAGTTAGTATCAAAAAAAGTAGAAAGAACAATCATACCAGAAGCAGATTGTTTAGCGTGTGAATAATGAAGAGATACATATTAGAAATTGTCTATCATTATTCAACAGCTTTAACATCTTGGTCATGGCAAAAATTATACGGAGATAGAAAGAAGGGAGCAGGTTACAAGAATGACAGATAGTAGTTTATTTGATGGGACAAACTACCCAAAAATAAAAAAGAAAAGACGAAAAACCAAGACAAAACAATCAGTGTTATGGACTGTGTATCACACAATTTTAGCAGTGGAATTATTAATAATTATTATAATAGAGGGAGTGGAGTTATTAAGATGAGTTTATTTAAGAAGAGAGCATATTACAAACCATTTGATTACGAATGGGCATTTCAATCATACGACATGCAACAGAAGATGCACTGGCTACCAAGTGAAGTACCATTGCATGAAGATGTAAGAGACTGGAATGAAAGATTAACAGTAGAAGAAAAAAAATTTAATAGGACAAATATTAAAATTCTTTACACAAGGAGATGTCGATATAGCACAAGCCTATTTAGATAAATATATTCCACAGTTTAAATCACCTGAAATAAGAATGATGTTATCTGCGATAGCTTCTAGTGAAGCAAACCATGCACATAGTTATTCTTTATTAAATGATACTATTGGATTACCTGATAAGGAATACAAAGCATTTCAAGAATACAAAGAGATGTCTAATAAACATGAGTATCTATTTACATCTAAAGGTAAAGGACTTGAAGGACTGGCTAGAGAGATAGCTTGTTTCTCTGCCTTTGGTGAAGGGTTACAGTTGTTTGCATCATTTGTTATGCTTCTTAACTTCCAAAGATATGGGAGAATGAAGGGTATGTGTCAGATAGTAACTTGGTCTATTAGAGATGAGACACACCATGTTGAAAGCATGATTAAATTGTTTCATCAAATCATAAAAGAAAACCCAAATATTTGGACAGAAAAATTTAAAGCTAGTATCTATCAAACAGCTAGAGACATGGTTGACCTTGAAGATAAGTTTATTGATTTAGCTTTTTCTATGGGTGGTATTAGAGGATTAAAAGCTGAAGAAGTTAAAGAGTATATTAGATACATAGCAGATAGAAGATTACTTCAGTTATCTTTAAAACCTAATTATGGTGTAAAAGAAAACCCATTAGCATGGTTAGATTGGGTATTAAATGGCGTAGAACATGCAAATTTCTTTGAGAATAGAGCCACAGAATACAACAAAGGTACTGTCACAGGTAATCTTTGGGACTAACCTTACACTTTTAGATGAAAAACGTAATGGAAGATTTAGTTCTACCTAAAAAAGTAGATGACTTAATAAAGTTATTGAACAAAGTTTACCCTGAAAAATCACCTGATTTAAAAGATGATACTAAAACTATCTATTTTAAAGCAGGTCAAAGGGACGTTGTAAATTTTATTAACACACTAAACGATAGGGATAAATAATATGTGCATGTCAAAACCGAAGATGCCACCTGCTCCACCTGTTGCTCCAACACCAGTTAACACTTCACAAACTGTGGGTGAACAAACTGCACCAGAGTTGGTAACAGCAAATGAACAGGATTTAAACATCAAAAAAAAGAAAGTTAAAAAGTCAGGAACTTCTGCTTTGAATACTTCTTCTGGTTTAAATGTAGCTACTTACACAAGTCCGTAAATAAATGGAATACGCAGGTAGTTTACAAAAAGCTCATACAGCTAAAGAACGATATCTTAAACTACAACAAGATAGAGAACATTATTTAGATAGAGCTGAAGAATGCAGTGAACTAACTATTCCTTCCCTTATAAAACCTGACGGCTTTACATCATCAAGTGATTTATACAATCCATTCCAATCTGTTGGTGCAAGAGGTGTCAACAATCTAGCAAGTAAACTTCTTTTATTATTGCTTCCCCCAAACTCTCCATTTTTTAGATTATCTATTACAGGTGACGCTAAAAAAGAACTAGAAGAAAATAAAAATATGAAAACTGACATAGAGAAATCTTTGTCTGTTATAGAAAAAGAAGTATCAAATAAAATTGAACAACTTGCATTAAGAGTTAGTGTGTTTGAAGCATTAAAACATCTTATTGTTGGTGGTAATGTATTAACTTATATGCCTAAAAAAGGTAGTATGAGAGTGTTTCCTTTAACTCAATATGTAGTTAGAAGAGATGCTTCAGGTAATGTATTAGAAATAGTTATTTGTGAAAAAGCAAGTATTTTATCTTTAGGTAAAGATGTATCTGCACAAGTTATTTCTGACCCAGATTATAAGTCAGATGAAGATATAGAATTATACACACATATTTACAAATTAGATGACAGTGAGTTTTATGTTTGCCAAGAAGTAAACGGAATTAAAATACCTGAAAGTGTTGGTACATTTAAAAAAGAAAGAATGCCTTACCAAGCATTAAGAATGGTTAGAGTAGATAATGAGGATTACGGCAGAGGCTACGTTGAAGAGTTTAAAGGAGATTTACAATCTTTAGAAAGTTTATCACAAGCACTTATAGAAAGTGCGGCGGCATCATCTAAAATAGTATTCATGGTTAGACCTAATTCTGTTACTAGAAAAAAAGATTTAGCTATGACTAGAAATGGTGACATTATTACTGGTACTGCTGATGATGTGTCTGTACTACAAGCACAGAAACAATATGATTTACAAGTAGTAGAAAGAAGTATTGCTAAACTAGAAGAAAGAATGTCTTACGCATTCTTACTACACACAGCAATACAAAGAGATGCAGAAAGAGTTACTGCACAAGAAATTAGATACATGGCAGAACAATTAGAGACTGCTATGGGTGGTATTTATTCATTACTATCACAAGAGTTCCAACTACCATTAGTTTCAATACTGATGAAAAGAATGGAACAAGCAAATGAAATACCAAAATTACCTAAAGGTACAGTTCAACCAACTATTATTACTGGTATTGAAGCATTAGGTAGAGGAAATGATTTACAAAAATTAAGAGAATTTGTTGCAGAGATAGGAAACTTAGCACAGATAAATCCGCAAGTTGTTCAGGCGTTAAACCCTGATGATTTAATCAAACGTATCGCTATTGGTTTAGGGATTGATACAGATGGTTTATTAAAATCACAAGAGCAACTAGCAGAAGAACAAGCGGCACAAGAAGAACAAATGCAAGAACAGCAAATGGTTCAGATGGCAGAGAAAGCTATCCCACAAGTCGCAAACAATCTAACTAAACCACAATAAGGATAACAAATGGCAGAAACAATAGAGATAAAACAAGAAGAAACTACTAGCGAAAAGCCAGTAGAAGAGAATGTTACACAAAGTAAACCTGAAGGCTTACCTGAAAAATTCAACAGTGTTGAAGATTTAGCAAAGTCATATTCAGAGTTAGAAAAGAAACTTGGTGACAACACAGAAGCTCCTAAAGAGGAAGCTCCTAAAACAGAAACAAAAAATGATTTAGATATTGCTGAAAAAGCAGTTGAGAGTGCAGGGTTAAATATGGAAACCTTGTCTTCTGAATATGCTGAAAAAGGTGAGTTAGATGCTAAATCGTATGACGCTTTAGAAAAAGCAGGTATACCTAAAGATTATGTAAACCAGTTTATTGAAGGTCAAAAAGCTATGGCTGACCAACAAGCTACATCAATTAAAGATATGGTTGGTGGTGCAGAGGCTTACACAGAGATGTCTA